TTACAAAGGATGAATACGCTAGAAATCTTTTATATGTAGAACACCCCGAGCCTTCGCGTGAAGAATATGCAGATCGTCGGGCAATAGGACAAGCTGCAACAATTTCGAAATTAAGAAAGTTAGCATCCGGTGGTTTACTCGCCAGAGCGTGTTTAAACATGGGCGGCGCAGCGTACGTGTTTAACTCAAGAGTCGATACCAGTAGACAGGATCCAAGTGTCGTGTTATATCACGATTTTTTCAAAGATACATACCAAGTAAATACCTCAATACCAGGTATTATGATTGCTGCGAAGGCCAAGAGGGCACTGGTGAAGCCAACTCTTGGTGATTTACCTGCAAACCTTAAGGCTGGCGACATTATCATTGTGCATAACCCAAAAAAGGCGGGCGCCGAACATGCAATGATTGTTGCAAAAGATTATGTTCAAAACAGTTATAGCCTAACAACAATCGAAGGTGGACAAGTTGATACAAATAGGCGTCCGACTGCAATAAGAAAAAATACATATATTAAATCACGCACCGTTAAACGAAATTCAAACGTTTTAGGTATTTATGTAAACAATCAAAAAAACGTTATCATTGGAGGTCGATATGTAATGGCAATTATTGATAGCGACAGATTATGTAATGATAGAACTGGAACAGATCTTGCGAAATCAAACGGTGAGATTAATGTGGGCGATCTACGAGATGGTGTAGGATTTGGATTTCAAGAGTTTGAATAAATTATATGGGTACATTTAACTTTAAAAGCGTTGGAAAAACAAAAGAACAACAATTAATTGAAGCTTTAACAGCAACGTCAATTCCAATTGGTATTAAAACGCCATTACGACTTGGTGAACAAGATGGAATTTTTGCGATGCATTTTTCACTTCCAGATCAAATTCACAATAATTTAAAAGACCTTTTATTGACAAATTGGGGTGAAAGGCTGGGACTGTATAATTTTGGTGCGAACCTAAGAGAGTTAACGACAAATTACATAAATCAAGATGATTTCGATGCTGAGGCAGTAAAACGAATTAATTCAGCTGTGACAAAATGGATGCCATTTGTAAGTTTAGAAGATTTTTTATCAGAGACAAAATTAACTCAAAACGTATCTACTGTAAATTTAACAATAACATATACAATTCCTGCGTTGCAGTCGGGCAGAAGAGCGCTACAAGTAGTGATGTATGTGTTGTAACGTCAATACTTAATAAAACTAATTTAGAAAGATGTTAATCAATGGCACTTAAGCGTGAAGATCTCAAAAACGTTCGACAAAGACGATACTTGGGAAAAGATTTTGACGGGCTCCGAGCCCAATTACTAGAATATGCTCGTTTAAACTATCCGGATAGAATAAAAGATTTTTCTGAATCGTCTATGGGCGGAATGTTGCTCGATATGGCGGCATACGTTGGTGACACAACATCATTTTATCTAGATCATCAATATGCCGAATTAAATTACGACACCGCCGTAGAAACTGTCAATATTGAACGGGCCATTAAGTCATCAGGCGTACCAATCGTTGGCTCATCACCAGCTGTAGTTCCAGTTACAGTTTACGTTCAAGTCCCTGCTGAAAAAACACAAAACGTATTAGGTCCTGTTACAAATTCATTACCAATTGTTATGGCAGGCTCGACATTTAGTGCAGATAATGGTGTTGACTTTATTCTATTAGAAGATATTGACTACAACAAAAAAAAATCTGATGGAACATATCTCGCTCAAATAAAGGTTGGTCAAAAAACGTCGGCTGGCGACCCAACGACGTTTATATTGGCCGCTATCGGATTATGTGTCTCTGGTAAAGATGCAACTGAAACGATTTCAATTGGTGGAACCTTTGTTCCTTTTCGGCGTGTTACACTTGGAAATCCAAACGTATCAGAAATTACATCAGTTGTTGATGGCTATGGAAACATATACTATCAAGTTTCCGCTCTAAGTCATGACGTTGTATATAAAAACGTTTTAAATACGGCGAAAGATAATGATATCGTTAAAGATGCAATCAAAGTAATTCCGGCACCTTATCGTTATGTTATTAACGTAGATCTTGCAACGAGGAAAACGGTTCTTACGTTCGGCGGAGGTAGTGCAAATACGTTAGAAGATGACATCATCCCAGATCCTTCTGATTTTGCAATTGCATTTCCGTATTCTAAAACGTTTTCTCGTATCCCAGTGAACCCACAACAATTGTTACAAACAAAAACGCTGGGTACGGCTGCGGTTGATACGTCTATTCAAGTATCATATCGTCACGGTGGCGGGTTAAATCATAACGTTACAGAAAACAGTGTTCGAACAGTAAAAACACTGAGAGTGTTTTTTCCTGGAAACCCATCTGCTGCCGTAGCTGCGAATATAAAAGGGAGTATTGAAGTAACTAATAAAATTGAAGCATCTGGGGGAGAAGATGCTCCGACAGCCTCTGAATTAACGTCCCTAATTCCAGGCGTAAAAAATTCACAAGAACGAATTGTCTCTAGGGAAGATTTGTTAGCAAGAGTATACACGTTACCTTCAAATTTTGGTCGAGTGTTTAGAGCTGCAATTCGTTCTAATCCAAACAATCCACTTGCTACGCAATTATTTATCGTATCAAGAAACCCAGATTCAAAATTAATAATTTCTCCTGACACATTAAAAAGAAATATTCGAACATATCTCAATCCTTATAGAATGATATCAGACGCTATCGATGTTTTAGATGCAAAAATAATTAATTTATCAATGTCATTTGACATCTTAATAGATCCATCATTAAATAGAAGTATCGTTTTACAATCAGTTTTAACAAAATTACAAACGTTTTTTGATATCAAGAATTTTCATATTGATCAACCAATTCTAATATCTGACGTAGTTAATAATATTTTTACAGTTCACGGCGTGATATCTGTTAATAATACAAAATTTCAATCTATCACTGGAAAGATTGATAATCGGCAATATGGGTACGAAACATTTGACGTTGAATCAAATACAAGACAGGGAATAATTTTTCCGCCGCCGGGCGCAATTTTTGAAATTCGATATCCTGAATTTGACGTCACAGGAAGGGTATCAATGTAGTATGTATAAAGTTTTACGCGCAGACAAAGACACATATATAGCCGACAGAGTAATAAAAAGTGTCCGAACTTACGATGCAAATTTTGGCGCCGCCGGATCACTTAATTTGTTTAAATTGTACGGTGTTACAATGTCTTCTAGTTTGCCAAACACTGAACTGTCAAGAATATTAATTCACTATGACTTACAACCTTTACGTGACTTAATTAATGAAGGCTTAATTGATATCTCTAACGGAAGTTTTAATTGTAGTGTAAAATTGTTTGACGTATACGGTGGTCAACCAACTCCGTCAAATTTTACGGCGGTTTTACACCCATTATCTAGATCGTTTGACGAAGGGTTAGGAAAAGACGTTGTGTATCACGCTGATCGCGACGTAAGTAACTTTTTAAGTGGCTCTAGATCCGGTGGTGCTTGGTTGTTATCAGGGTGCTCGGCTGGCGGGGGATTGCCTGGAACGGTTGATTATATCACTGCTTCTACGTCAATTTTATCAGGCGTCGATTTAGAAAGTAGTCAATTGTTTTTAACTGGTGAAGAAAATCTTGAAATTGACGTAACGTTGATTGTTTCTGCAACACTAGCAGGTTTGTTACCTGATGAAGGCTTTCGTATTGCACTTGATAGTTCACATGAAACCGACCTCAGAACGTATTTTGTAAAACGATTTGGTGGGCGTACAGCGTTTAATGAAGCCAAACGTCCCAAATTAGTTGTTAAATTTGATGATTCAATTCAGGATGATAGTACGTCACTCTACTTAGACTCACCGAGTAAAATATTTTTACGTAATTATGTGCATGACGCGCCAGCGAACCTTACAAGTGGAAGTGGTTTTACAGAAATCACGGGTTCAAATAGTCTAATTTTGAAATTAGCAACTGAGATTTCAGGTGGATGGTATACGTTAGAATATTCAGGTTCACAACATACAAATGGAATAATTCCTATAACGGGCATTTATTCTGCTAGCGTAAATTTATCGTCAACTGATTCAACGTTAGTTTCAAAAATGACTCAATCTGGTTCGGTTAAGTTAATTCCAATTTGGGGTTCTATTGATGGAACTGTTACGTTTTTAACCGGTTCAGAATTAACTATTTTTGCTGCACAAAGATCTGGGTTATCACTCGAAACTAAACGATTCACCACCTCTGTTCACAACGTTAATGAAAAATATTTTTCAGATGAAAATTCAACAATGAGAATTCATTTATTTGATATAACGTCTCCTCACTTAATTGCTTCAAGATTACCGATTGAATCGCCGGGTCGTGTGATTCGTGATGTACATTATCAGGTTCGTGACGTTCAATCGAATGAAATTGAAATTCCTTTTGATACATCATATAATTCAACGAGGTGCTCCAGTGATGCGCTTGGCATGTACTTTGATTTAGATATGTCAAACTTAATTTCTGAAAGAACATACGTTATTGATATAATGTTAGTTACCTCGAATAAGCGAAAAATTTATAAATCAGCTTCTCCCGAATTTAGAGTAACTGATTTTTCGTAAATGGTCTAACACGTAGTTCATATTGATACCTAAATAGAACAAGATGGCGTCTCACAAACCAACAAATTACGCACCTTCGTTCCTTCGCGCCGCTATTGAAGGAAGTAGACCTCTTCAATTAACGTTCAGTGAAATTAAAAATACAAACATATTAAGTACATCTTCATTCATTTATGATCCGTCAGATGCCCCCCTTAAATCAA